TAAGCCTCTACATCTTGGACAGAAGCCATCTGACTTAAGTCAACACTATTGCCATTGCTGATGGTTAGTGTTTTCTCTCCTTGGTTCCATTCAAGGGTTTGGGAGTCTGTTTCAGCGGTTAAGTATCCAGCGTCAGCGTGGTTACCCCACCCGTAAGCCGTGTTCCAGTTAGAGATATTCCCCGTTCCAAAATCGCCATTGTGCCAGAATCTATACCAAGTGGCTGGAGTTCCACCTTGAGTCCTACGTAAGTACAGGTCTTCGTTAAAAAAACTTATAGCAAGAGTTGCACTATAATAATTTTCTGCGTCACCGTGAGAAATGCGCATACCATAGTACCAAGTGTCTGCCGTTGGGTTTAATCGTGCAGTTCCGGCTTCGTAAAGATTCCACGCTTGAAAACTACTTGCTGTATTTCCGGTGTAACTTCCAAGCCTATTTGCTCCCTCTACATATTGGCTTCCAATGTTACTTGTTGTAATAGCAGTAGATGCTGCTTGATAACCTGCGCTTGCGTGATTACCCCATCCATATGCGGTATCCCAATTAGACGCATTGTTCGTGGTCGTGTACCAAGAGGAGGCTGTGTAGATGGGGTCAGTCTCTGTGTAAGATGTTAGGTACCCAGCCTCAGAGTGGTCACCCCAACCAAAGGCGGTATTCCAATTTGTTATATCAGCAGTCCTGACACTGTAAACATCAGAAGCAGCGAATACAGGGTCTGTCTCCGTGTAAGATGTAAGATACCCTTGCTGACCCACCCAAGTCTCCGTAGCATAGCCCGTAAGGTCTGTAGTGACCACCTGCCACGTACCATCGCCACGCAAGAACTTACCGCCATCATCAAGACCTGAAGCAGGAACGAATCCATTCTCTCCGGGGACAGTAACCTCTTCTCCGTTTACAACACCCGAAGTGGCCTGCGTGAAGACGCTATGCGTGTGAACCGCATTAGCATACAGCCCAGCGTGGTTCCCCCATCCGTAAGCCGTATCCCAATTACTAGCGTTGTTTGTAGTAGTATACCAAGAAGATGCGGTATAGATGGGGTCAGTCTCAGTATAAGACGTTAGAAAGTTAGGTGCCCAGTTAACCCAATTAGAGCCGTTCCAACTAAGGAGGTTCCCAACGCCAATAGAAGTAATAGATACATCACCAAGTGCGTTAATGGAAGACGCTGGGGTAAGATAATTCGGTGTCTTGTTGTACCAGATATTAACTCCCGGTTCTCCACCCACTGGCTGTCCGTAGACTAGAATCTGGTCAGCAGATGGGTTAGTAATAACTACATCCGTGAGAGAATCTAGGTTACCAGCAGATACGCTAGTAATGTAATCGGTTCCAGCAACAGCCTCAACAATAATGCCATCAGCATTTATCTTCAGAATAGAGCCCCCTGTAAGCCCCGTTAACTTAATACTACTTAAAAACTTTTGAGACATATTCTTTGTAATCTACTGATTGTCAAAAATACAAAAAAGAAGGGGACTAGGTATTAGCCTGCCCCCTCCATAAGCGGTCATCCGTTAGTTATCAGGGTGATTGAGTCAATCCTTCGTAAACGAGGCTATCACCGTTCAATTTAGCAGCAGATAGGATTGCGATATAAGCGCCCTCAGTAACCGTTGCAGCGAATGCAATAGTGACCGTGCTAGTGGTAGGTCTAGCCGTATCAACAAACACAGTCTCAAACGTAGTTGAATCAACCACTTGAACCATAATGCGCTGAGTATTGTAGTCGTGAGTGATTGTGTACGTGTTTCCTACTTTACTAACAGAATCTTGCGTTGAGTCAAGGGTAAACCACTTAGGAGCGCCCAAAAGGTCAGCGACAGTATTGACGTTTGCCTTCTTAACGATACCAGTCTCTCCTGTAGCATTCTCATACATATAGAAGAAGTCCGTACCGTCAGGAGTCATCGTGGCTACGTTACCAATATGGAATGGCTGGTCAATCGTAGAGAAGTAGTCGTTGGTTTCATCCCAGATGAAGGACACGTTAGCGTCAGTGCCACGCTCTACTTCAAAACCTGCGTTTTGTGAAGCGGTGCCAGTCTCATCAGAGTTCAACTTGATGATTGAATCACCGATATTTACCTCATTAGAGTTTACGCTAGTAGTAGTACCATTTACGGTAAGGTTACCAGCAATAACAACCGCAGCACCACCGAACGTGATTGTCTCGTTACTACTTTGGTCTACCGTGCGTGTAATGTTTGGTTGCTCAAGTTGGTTGGCACCCCACATCAACAACTTATACTGAGTCAGGTTGCCGGAGTTGGTCAACTCAATGCTATCAGCATTTACAGTAATACCAGTACCTGCACCTACAGCAAACGTGCGAGAAGTAGTGATATCACCGCCACCAGTCAAGCCAGCGCCTGCCGTAAGGGTGATGCTGTCGTGCGCTACGTTTCTAGTGTGGAGTGTGTCAAGACCTACCGAATCAGCAGCAACGGTAATACCAGTACCGGCACCTACGTTAAGTGTTACCGAACCGCTAGCACCACCGCCAGTAAGACCGTCACCTGCAATTACCTCTTGAATATCACCTTGGATATCTACCCAGCCTTGGCTTATAATATTGTTTGACCCATCATATACAATTTTGTAGAAGTACATTGTAAATGACGTAGTGTCATAGTAAATCTGACCAGCAACAGGGTTTGATGGAGCGCTAGCCAAGTTGTGTACACGTGCATTCTGGATTTCCAGTTTGCCAAGGTTAATGGATGATAGATAATTAATAGCCATCGTTATTAGTTAAAGTATGCTTTACCGCTAAAGGCTCCAGCAAATGTTAAACGTACAGAGTTAAGGTTGATATATTCTATTTCGCCAACAACAACAGAGTCACCTGAGTCAACTACCGTTACCGATGGTTTCTTTCCTAGATTATGAGTAATCTCCCAAATAGATTCTGGGATTGATTGAGTAAATACAAAATGAGCATCTCCTCCGCCACCAGTAACGCCTTTTACAGACAAAGATGTTTGTCCTTTTGGTATTACTACGGTATTTTGAAGTGTTGATTGTTTTACACTTACATTTATATTTTCTCCGCTATTTACAGTTATATTACTCATAATGTAACGTCCTCGTTTATTTTAAATATACCGTAAAGCCAAGTTTTAACATTACCAACATTACTTGATTGTAAGTCATATACATAAATACCACCTTCAATTAGAGCCATCGTTAAAGCATCTGCTTTTATTGTTAGATTGCCATCAGATGTTCCAGTATATGAAAACTGGTCTGCATCTATAATTGTACCTGATGATGTATCTGTTTCTCTTACATCAAGACTCCAAACATATCCGTTTAAATCTAATGGAATACCAAATTCATCATTAAATGTTAGAACAAGAGTAAATGTATCGCCTTTGCGACAAGTAATGTCTACTCTTTGTGATGTATCAAGATTAATCTGATAAGCCATAGTGCAAATATACAACTTCCTTAAAACCAATATTTTACATGCCCATCAACTGAGATAGCAAGTCCTGTTCTGGCTCTTCTAACTCATTTCCAAACTAAAACTATCGCCTTTTCTGCAAGTTATATCAACTCTTTTGGAGATGTCTAAGTTTACTGATGTTGCCATTATTCTACAATATTAACTTCTAGTTTTGCTGCTGCAAAGTCAATGATATAACCATTATCTGCTCCCCAGTTTGCAAAGTCTTCGTCAGCAAGAAGAATATTGCACTCGTATAGAGTTTCATCTTCAGCATCTACAAGTTTGCAATAAAGGTCACAATAAGTAGCCATAGCACTAAATGAAGTAGCAACTACTTCCATTCCAACGGCAGTTCCGTTGGGATATGTTTTAGGTTGAATAGTAATACTTGCCATTATAAAGAAATAAGAAGTTTAAATGTAATCCCGTTAATTTCAATAGGGATATAATTAACATTGTCTAAAACAATTTGAGTACCAGAGGCTGCAACGTCTCCAAAACGAATTTCAGCAACTTGTTGCTCGTTAAGAGGTGCGAGAGTTCTAATTCCTGAAGCATCTAAAATTCCACTTGCAATAAAGTCAGTAGCAGTAACAGTAGAGTTTGATTGAATTCCATCACCAACTAAAGAAACAGCCGTAACAGAATCAGCAACAATAGCATCATCTACATCTAAACTTCCCGAAGTAAGCGTGCCATTTACTCTAAGATTATATCCAGAATCAATGGTTGTATTAATAAGTACATTACCATTTGGTTTAATAGTAATTGGGCTTTTGTCGTGAAGCGTTGCGTTACTTGCAGTAAAGCGAATTTCAGAACCAAGGGCTGCTGCTCTAATGTAAGAGTTTTGATATGGTCTTGTAAACCAAATGTCGCTACCTCCTAAAAGCAAAGAGTATCCATGTACAGTGCTTGTTACTTTTACGCTTGTAGCAGGAAAAGCGCCATGTTTAATTTCAATAGACTCAATTGTATCTCCATATCCATTAAACAATACTCCGGATACTGGATGCCCAGAAACGGTTCCAATGGTAAGGACGTTTCCGTATGTGTCTTTAATATATTCGTCTGTGAGTTTCATCTATGATTCCATTTAGAGGTTTCAGTATTCCATTTTTTATTTCTGATGTTCCAGATTTTCAAGGCCTGCTTGATTCTTCCTTTTAGCAGATTTAACTGCAATCCAAGACCCAATAACATTAGGCGATGTATGCAATGATTACACCAGTCTCACAATAAACTTCACTGAAAAGTCCATAAAGAACAGCGCCAGCAAGTACGGGAATGCTTGATAAAGAATCTCCTTTAGCAGAAACAGTAGAAATAATAGAATCATCTAAAGCATAGATAACTCTGTAAAACTCGCCCTCTGGATTTACAGTAACAGTAGGGTCAATAAGTCTAAATCCAGACTGCCCAAATGATTGCAGGGCGTGATTTGCTGGAGCAATAATGTTCAAGTAAGACATAATAAAAGAAAAAACAAATAAAACAAATGGTTTATGCAAATATACAACTTACTTAAAACCAATATTTTACATGCCCATCAACTGAGAAAGAAGGTCTTCTTCAGGCTCTTGGAGTTCGTCTCTATTGCCTTGTCTTTGAGAAATGAGTTTAGACTGCTCAATTGCTTGTTTTTTAACTCTTTCATCTTTTGCGGTTTCTCTTTTATTTTCAATTTGAGTACGCATCTGATGGTCAGATTGTTTCATAAATGCAGAAGTCTCAGTTTTAATTCTTTCAAGTTCCATGTTGAACTGATGCTGCATTTGCATTTTTTGAATTTCAAGTTGGGCTTCAAGTTGAGAAATTTGCGCTTTTACTTGACCAGTAAGTTGAATTTCTTGAGACTTAGACTGGGAAGCCATCTGTTGAGTCTGAGCGTTAGCATTAGCCTGAGCCATTATGTTTTGCTGATTCTGCTCTTGAAGTCTAGCAATTCTTTTCTTCCGTCTTACAACAAGAAGTCTTTCGGCCTGGTCAATATCTTTGAGTCTGCGAATTGCAATAGCGTCTTCAATGTCTAACTCTTTTTGAGCCAAAGACTGTTGAATGTTTTGTTCTAAAAGAACCCTATCAATTTCATTCATCTCTGTAACAACCTTGATACCAAAATTGTACATAGGTAAATCTCTGAATTGATTAAGAACCTTCATAGACTCTTTACCAATAGCCTTTTCGTACACTTTGTAAATAACAGATTGTTTAGGTAGAATCTGAATGCATCTAACAACATCTTCACAAACTTTTCTATACAGAACAAGTGACGCATGAGTAATATCATAGATAGCATTATTGCCAGCATTCATTGCTTGTTCTCTTACTCCGACAAGTTGCTCCCCTTTTGGAGTAGTTCCATCCATCACCTCATTAATTCCCGTAGCATCACGAATCATTCTTAAGTAGTGATTATACAAGGCTATTAGTTCGTTGATGTTGCGAATTTGGTTATCAATTGTTCTGATAGGAGGATTTTGGAATCCGCCTTCTGGATTCTTTGAGCGGTAATAAAATATACCGGTTTGCTCATAAATGTCTTGAATATCAAGTGGCTGAAGTTCGCCACCCATTCCAAGTTGAACATTTTCAAGTCCTTCAATATCAACAATAATTCCGTCTGGTTTTGCTTTAGCAATTGCCTGTTGAATTTTAAGATGTGTAATTTGAAGTTGGTCAGCAAATCCAATAATCCCCGAAACCATAGACTTGGGAATCATTCTGCGGATATTTGTTGCAGCAACAGAATAAGAAAGCCTTGCTCTTGAGATGTCGTGAATATTTTTAGGAATGTTGTTCTTCATTCCATATTTTACTATATACTCACAACCCATAATGTAAGTGCCTCCATAGACTGTAGCAGTCTGCATATTAACGGGCTTTCTGTCAAATACAGAGCCTTGAGGCGGGGTGTAAGCAAAACCTTTGTTGTAAAATCCGACATTACCAAATCTGGATTGTTTCTCTTCGTAAAATACATTATCAACGGTGAGAAATTCAAAGTCAAGAACTTCAATAAGGAACTCATCATAACCAAATACTTGTTTGCTAGTGTTAGTATCAAACTGAGAACTTCCAAATCTTCTTGGGTCGTTATTGTATTTGTTCTTTACCTGATTAGCAATTTTTTCGTATTGCTCCTCAGTAAGTTCATTACCTACGATTCTTTTTAAATCATTAATGGACATTCTTTTAATATGTCCAGCGTAGACCAAATCAGAAAAGGTTGCGTCTTCAGTATAAGAGTGAATAAAGTATGCGGGGTCTACATACGTTTCACGAATACCATAGTTAGGGTCATTTTCTCTTTTAATTACAGCCATACCGCATGTAACTAAATCTTCTACAGCCCTTCTGTAGATAGTATCATTAAACTCATTCCACTCAAGTGTTAAGTTTGTTGCAATCTGTGCAGCAATTTCACTTGCAATTTTAATATGAGTTTCAAAAAAGATTTCTGCTTCTTCAGATGTTTCAGGAAGAGATTTGAGATTAACTGGAACTTTAAGTCCAGCGTTCTCAAGTTCCTGCATCATCTCTTTATTTTCAAGAGTAAAAAGAATTTTGTTTTTTTCAAACTCTTTTTCAGTAAGAGATACCGGGTCAATAGCCTCCACATTTGGGTATGGCTTCTTGGATAAAATTTTATTTACTACAATTTTTACAAACTTTGGAATAATCGGAACCGGAGACCAGTCAATATTCAAAAGCGTGCCATCTCCATTATTTGGGTCAAGGCTATTTAGGATTTGTTTGTATATATTTGTATCTTGAGTTCCAGCAGCATAATCTCTAGACTCTTCAAATTTCTTTAGTCTTTGTCTGTACAAAGATGTATGTGAGTCCGCATTGCCCCATTGAGACTCAATTGCCTTGGCGTATTTAAGTCCGTAACCTTTAGAAGACTTTATGACGTGGTCTGCAAAAGGGTCTGGAAAAGTCCCGAACTTTTTATTCTGGTTACTGTCCATATTATGGGATTCTATTGTATTGTGCAAATATATTGAAAATCACAATGATATATTAACGTATAGTGTCTTTATACCTTCGTAGGAATTTTTTCTCTGAAAAGTCCGTTGACCTCTCTTTAATTTTTGTTTTTTGTGCAGCAAGAAGCGCTAAGCCTGAACTAATTGTTAAGTCAAACTTTGTTCTATTGTCTATTTTATATCCAATCCAATCTTCAAGAGTTTTGTCCATGTACATTTTTCCGTACTCACCGGTAGACTCATTGTATCCAACATGGTTATGAATGTACGCTTCAATAGACTGAGCATGGGCCTGAATAACATCCTGAGAGTTTGAAGGAATGCCTTTTGTTTTAACGCTTACTTTAGATGTTGAACCACCTAAATGTTCAGGTCTTTCCATTAAGTATCCATCGTAACCCCTGCTTTCAAAGTATCTAACAATGCCGTATTTGTTATTTTCTATTAATAAACTAAATCCATAAAAGAATGCAGCCATTAAAACATCTTCGTAAAATATTTTAGCCAAAGGAGGCCTACTCGCATATTCTGCAACAAAGGTATTCGGAGGTGCTTCCATATTAAACTTAGTATATAAATGGCAAGCACCCTTAGAGCCGCGCCCGTCAACAGTGGCATCAATGTCATACGAGTCAACTCCTCCAACTCCAATATCAGATTTAGGTGCAACTAACTTACTGCCTTTATATTCTTTAATGTTTCTATTTTCTTTTTTTGGAAGCCAACTTATTCTCCATCTACCATTAGGGTCTGGAACAAATATTACTTCCGTATCAGGCTTACCATCCTTCCAAACAAAGTTACCAACGCGGATAGGGCTTGGATACAATGTCTCATTATAGGTAATCTGCTCATATATCTTACCGATGTTAAAAAGGCTCCCTTCAATAGAGTCCCGAAACGCTTCATCTGTGGTAAAAGGAAATTGTCGTATAACCTCATTAAGTTCACGAGCATCATGTTTAAGAGCATCACGCTCATTTTTAAGATAAGTTTTAGCACCAATACTAATAACCTCTCCATCAAGCCCAATAAAAGGTTTATCTGGGTCTTCAACCACGGCGTTGCCGTATTTATCAAAAAATCCTTCAAGGGCCTGATAAGCCGGAACAAATATCCTGTATAATCCTGTTTTCGTTCTTCCATTTGCATTTCTTTCTTTAGGGTCTGAATCTCTCCAGAGTTCTTTAAATTCCTTTCCTCCTTTTTCTAATGGGTTTACTGTAGACCCAACCAACGCTTTACCTACAACTTTCCTACCAACAATTAAACACGTTCTGTGAATCCGCCAAGACTCTCTTATGTCAGTTGGTTTTTCCCATTTTCCTGATTCGTCAAGATAAAGATAATGTAATTTTTCACCGTCATAAGCGTTATTGGTTGTGTTCTTCCAATTGATAATTGTATTAAGAGCCTCGCCTCTTTGTGATGTTTTATTCTTTTTTGTAATTCGCTTAGATGGTTCTCTAAATGCTAGTTCCATTCTGGGATTTGTAGTACCGTCTTGAATTGGTTTAAAGAAAAAAGGATAAGACAAAAAGATAGGCACAGCCTTTTTCATAAAAATGTTTTCTTGAGCATCTTTACCTGTTTTAGACATTATGCCTAATAGTTTGTCCTTTACTTGTGTAGCCTCATCTACAAGTATGCAGGCTGACATATTTGTGTATCCAGAACGTCTACACTTTGTGTATAACTGTCCAAGACTTCTTGGGTCAAGTTCGCACGCTGCTTCATGAAGAAACAAATCTCTTTGAAAGGCCAAATAGTTTGGATACCCAATGTCAATCTTACTCCATTGAAGCATCATATAGTGTCTTCCTGTAATGTATGTTGGAACACCATTATTCATGAACCATACACCATGCCTTCTTCTTCTAAATTCTTCTTTAATATAAGATGAGTATTTTTCTCTAAACTCTCTAGGCATTTCCGACCATTCATCCATAGACCTAATTTTAGTTAAGTCAGTAGGAGGCTCAATTCTTTTCCAATATTGTTCTTCTTTGGGAAGGTTGGAAAATAAAATTAAATCAGATGAAGGCTGTTTAGGAAATTGAATATAAATGTCAGCCAATAGATTGACTTCTCCAGCCGTTCCGTCAGGACATAAGTTGACGATAAAATCATCGTATCCTTTTATTTCTACTAATCCAGCCACGCTTTTATTTACTAAACTGCTCTGCAAAACCGCCAGAAAAATCTGAAGCATCGCTTATGTTGCCAGAATCAGAAAGTTCTTTAATGAGTCCCTCTAGTCTTTGCCGCTCTTGCAATAATTCACGTGCATCTACTGCCGTTTGTTTTATTGACTGTAGTTCTGCTTTTCGTTGAGAACCACTAAGTTCTTGGTCAACAGGTTTTCGTATTTCTGTAATCATATTATCAATAGCAATCTCCATAGACTTCATTAATCTATAGGCTGCATCAAGTGTTGTGAATTCAATTTTCTTTGACATACATTAAGTCATCATTTCTCATTCTCCAAACTTTTCTTCCGTCTTTGAGAGTCATCTGATAATCTGAATTTTTAGAAAATCCAATTACATCTCCAACTTTTAATCCCATCTCTTCAGTTGCTTTGTTTATATAAAGCAATCTTCCTTCTTTTTCTTCCGGTTTAGATAAACTAACTATTAATCCGGAAGCGCTAGTTTCTTCTTTGTTTTCGCTTATGCTTTCAACAAATACCCAGTCTCCAAGCATATAAAGGCCATCTTCTGTTTCATATGCGTATGCATGGTTATGATAACCATTCTCTTCTGAATATGAAACAATATAGTGGTTTTCGTATATAAATAACTGAGTATTACTAATAATGTGATGATGAAAATAGAGAGTATCTCCTACCTTAGCACCCAATTTATACTTTGTTGGGACAGCGGTTATTTCAGCGAAATTGTAGCGGTGATTGAACTCATCAAACTTTGTTTCCATATAAAGTTCAACCCCACCTACATTAACAGTATCATTAACCTTCTTAGGAAGATGTATAATAAAATCTCTTAAGGGATTCATATTAATTGAATTTACAATCGTACTCTACGATAACCGGACACTTGTCAATTTTTTTCCATCTCATAATACCAACATCTGGAGTAGAAATGTAAATAACATAGCAAATATTTCCGGTCATGTGAAAGGTACGCTCATCAAACTCAATATTACATACTTCACTTTCGCCAATAGACATACCTACATAGTACGCCATAGCGTTCTTGGGGTTGTCCCCAATAATAATTTTTCTAATAATATCCATTTCATTTAATTTATGCTATCATCTGAATCTCCTAGGTTCAGCCAAAAATTAATGTCTGAAGTGTCTCCTTTTGGAAATTCATTTCTTACTTCATCGGAATAAGCATTTGACACAAATGATAGGTACTCATCTAAAGATTCTTCGGAGTTAACTTTCATAGAGTAGATTACATCCATTGAACTAAAATCAGAACCTTCTTCTGCTTCTTTATACTGTCCTCCAATAAATACATATTCAAAATCATCAACTTTGAAATCCTTGACTAAGTCCTGAATCTCAAGAATCTTTTCTTGAATTTTTTTAATTAATTCTTCTGGTAGTTCCATTTCATTAAGGGTGAATTTGAGACAAAGATAGGTTTCTTGATAAAAAGAAACTAATCCCGTCCAAAGGAACTATGACACCACCCCAAGTGTTCATGTCAGCCCCATCACCTAAGAATGTATATGGAATTTCAACATTAGAATCAGTAACAGCGCGTTTGTCTGTATTATTTAAGAAATGAGTATAGTATTGACCAGTACCATCATAGTTCATAAACGTATATCCGGAACCTCCAATAAACTTATTAATCACTTCATGAGTAGCCGATTGATGCATCGGGATAGCATTTACTTGGCCCGCTTGCTCATAGTAGTGCATAGACTGAACTTCAGCAGTTAAGTCTGAGTTAAATTTAAAAGCAGCAAACGTGTTGTACATAAACTTTCGTGTAGATGTTGGGTCTACACCATATCTAAACATTGGAAGAAACAAAGCGCCATGCTCATCTTCGTCAAGATAAAAGAAATCATTATTAAAAATTTTATTTAAAATAATTCTTCCATCTGCCGTAGGTGTTACGCCTGTATTAAGTGTGGCGAGGGTAGAAGACTGAATGGTTTCTACATCGCTATAAATACTTACCGCTGGAGAATTTTGGTCTTGATACAAAGATGTTACAGGAAGAACAAAAAATCCTTTAAGAAAAACTTGTCTATTTACAATTCTATACTTAGGTGCATTAGGATTTGAATCAAGTTTAAACAAACCGCTTACTCCATCAAAAGAATCCATTTCAATCCACCCGGTGTCGTAGTCTGTTACTGGAGCAAGATTTTCAAATGCTTGGTTTCCTAGCGACCTTGTTTTAATTTGGCCATCTGTATCAAGAAACAAGGCGGTACTTAAAGTATTACTTGAAGGTACTGATGTTGCATACGGGTTTGTTAATCCAACACTAGTACTTCCAACGCTAAGGGCGGTTGCTTCACCGATTCCGCTTTCTACGGTTTTGCGTGTTGTAGTAATTCCGGAAGTTTGTACTTTAAGAAGTTGACCGTATGTATCTTTTACTTTATTGCCAGTTAACTGAGCCATGTCTAGTTTTTTTAATTTTGTACAAATTTAACTAAAATTCAAATGATGTCTAAGCCAAGTAAAGCCAGAGAGTTTGCTTATATGCCAACAGATAAAATAAAAGCAAATTACTTAAAGTATTATAAGTTGTGCTTAAGGGACATGACAACAAACTATGACGTTAGTCCGTCAGAAATGGAATTTCTATTGTTTGCTTATGACTATGAGTTTTTTACAGCAGAAGCAATATCTGAGCATATGCTTCAAAGCGAATTAAAACTTAAGCAGCGGATTATATATCCTTTACTTGGAAAAGATTATTTATATAAAAAGTATGATAAACTTACCAAGACGGTAAACGATGAGGTTTCTGAATACTTTCGTTCTGAAATGACCAGATTTAACTACAAGGTTCGTTACGCATTAACCCAGAAAGGTCGTTTGTTTGTAACAAAATTTTACAGGAAACTAGACGGAAGCGAGGCTATAATACTTTAATAACGATTAACGTCACTGCCGTTAGGGTCAAGACCGCCATACTTTGAAGTAGTACTTGAATTTGGACTTATTCCATAGGTCGGCTCAACACCATAGCGCTGTTGATACAGTCTAACAAGATTAGATACTTTTTTTTGCTCAGCCTCTTTTCTTTTTTCCTGAGCCTCTGGCTTGAGCCTGTTATAGCGTTTGTATTTTTCTTGTTCTTCTTTTCCTTCTCTTCTAGTTCTGCGCATTGCGCCGATGTAAGGATTAACTTTAAATCCGCTTGTCGGAACAACTAACTCTTGACCATTTAAATCCCACGCTGTTTTTGCCATTCCTAAGTTGGCAAGTCCAATACCGGCAAAACGGCCAGAATCTTTTGCTGCTGAACTATATCCAGATGAAGATGCTGAATATGATGGTCTGAGTTTGCGACCAGCATTATAGATATTTTTTGCTGCTAACGCAACACTTCCAACTTCTAGTGGCCAGTCAAGAATTCTATTTCCACCCGTAGACGCTCCTCCGCCAAGCAAAATATTCGCTTGTGGAACTATAGAGCCGGGAGTATGCTTTACTTTACCTAATAAAGTTCTGTTTGATTTTTCAATTTGGTGACCTTTCTTCATGTTCCTATTAGCCTGCCAAGTAGGATAATATTCTCCAGCATTGCTGGTTGTTGCACCAAAGTTAGAATACCAATCTTGCTCTGACTTTGTTTTTTTACCAGTTCCCTCGGTATTCCATACATTATAAGGATTTCCTCTGCTTATTGTTCTTTCAGCAAAATATGGAAGTCTATAATCTTTACCATCTCTACTTCTACGCGGGCCAAGCCATCTTTCATAAGCAATTGGGCCAAGGGGAATTTGAGCAGTATACCCTCTTAAAGGATGCGCTTGACCATATATTCTATCAGCCTCTCTTTGATTAGCAAACTCTTCAAGAGAAGGGTAACCTTCCGGAACGCTGTATTGGCTATCCAAATCTTGGTATATAGGAGAAGTCTTTTCAAGGTTGTTTCTATTTTTCTCAACCCGTCTTAGAATTCTATTATATTGCCTATTGTTTTTAGGTTCAGTAGGTTTTTTCTTCTTTGCTTGCATTACTATTACTTAACTTTAAACGGAACTTGTTTTGCAGCCCCATTATGTTTTTTATAATCTCCAATCATAAGATAATAACGCCCGCGCTCAACCATCCAGTGGTATCCATCTGGAGCAGAGACCATTACCTCTTTTCTCTTGGTTTTCATTTTTTCATTTTACCACCATGCCTATAGGCACGAGATGATTCGCGAAGTTTACCTCCAGCCTCAAATCTGTCGCGGATTCTTGCGAAACGCTCCTCATACTTACTGCGCTGGGCCTCACCGCCAACTGGGGCAGATGAAGATATTTCATTCTTTTTGCGCCACATCATTTCTTTAAATTCCTTTTGCTCTGCAGGAGTCATAGGCATAACTGAATGAGTAGACTTCTTCGTCTTCTTGGGGTCGGTATCTTTAATCGTTTTCATAGTTGCAAATTTAACTATTCTTTTTATTCGTTTTTTTACAGGTCGTAGTTCTCGTATGTTATTTCTACAGAGCCTCCATCAGTAAGAACTTTTGCTATTGCAGGGTATATTCTCTTATATGCGTCTACAGACGAGCCAATTATACCTTTATAGTCTGATGTATTTCCAACTAACAAACAACCAGCAGTATGCTCGTCCGTATTTCCCGTATGAATAAGAATATATTCAAATCCCGGTACATCTCTAACCCATAGCATCCCCTTGTGCATTGAACCATACTTAGTAGAATACTTTGAATGGAACCCTCCAACTTTCCTGAGGGTAATGTTATATGTCCCGGCGGGAATTCTAGTCTCTCCAGCCACCTTTACCTCTCTGTGTTCGTCTTCAAGAGTGTAGGCTAGGAACTTTCGTCCACTTGTTTCGTCTAATAGCATACCAAGTGTGTAATCGTCAGCACTATAGTACCTTATAACTCGTAGTTTCATACGACAAATATATAAATAATAGCACCCCGAATTGCTGACTCAACGAGCAACCTCTTATTTGTGTTTTCTCTAATCAGGAGGGGGGTTTTAACCAACCCGACCTTCTTATTGAGTTGCTCTTAATGCAGTATCACCGCATTCGGTGGTGCGAAGTTAGCGAAAAAAAATGATAAAGTCAACCTTAAAGCAAAACTTTAACTGCTTGGCGCATACTGATAGCAAAAAATGGTGAGTTATATGTGGTGTGGGGATTATGCGATGCGATGCGGCAACGCAAAACAACCGGAAACCAAATCCCAAACCCACCCCCCACCCAATTGTGTTAGACTTCCCTAACATTTCAGCGTTTTGCCTAACATAGTTAGACTTCCCTAATAAAGTCTAGCCGATGCCGGGAGTAAACCCGAAACGATTGATGTTCAAACACGGAAATGCTTTTGGGCAGGACAATCCCCCACCTAAACTGCCCCACCTAGAAATGCATGTTGTAACATCCAATGTTGGGTACACATACCCTTAGTGTAGCATGTACAATTACAATGTTAAATGTGTGTTAAATGTGTACAAAATATTTGCATATGTCATCCGTGTGACATGACGCATTTAAAGCCGTTTTAAGCGCACTTTGTGCGTTATGGGGTACGGATACCTTTTTGCGGAGAAGTGCTTAGTGCCTGATAATCAAGTAGTTACGTGTCCAAATCTGTGTGTACTTTATACACTAAGTAGATTTAACATAAACTTAACGCACTTTTATTTGGAAGCCTGCAATCTATTTTGTATCAAGCGCATAGGCGGGATTACATACTCATATAAAAGACTTAGTGTACATCATACACTTACCTATCCATTGGGCCTTAGACTTGGCCATAATACGTAAGTATCTGATAATCAAGGACTTAGGTTCATATCCGCTAATTCCTTATTTAGAATGAGTATAAATTACGTTTGTAACTGACTGAAAATCAAGCAGTTAGAAAAAACTTTCACTTTTTTTTTCAAGAGGTTTTTTTATGTGTAACTAACTGAGAATCAAGCAGTTATGTCAGATTTTTTTTCGTAACCCACTGAGTATCAAGTACTTACAAAATTTTTTTATTAAATCTCTGCGACTACCTTTGAACCATCAAACAACACGAACTGAATGACTGACTGACCACCGCCTCTAGTAAGCCCGACCAAGACATCGGATAAAGCGCTAGAAAAAACCTACCCTCCCAACCCGAAAGGCTATAGGATACGAAAGTAGATTTGAGTGACCAAATGCGCTGAAAGCAGGCGGTATCAACGGAGGAACTAGGATGCAAAGTCGCAAGTGAGCCACGAGAGGCCTCCACTAGTAGACCAAGCCCGAACTTAGCCCCAAGCGGATGTCCGCTTGGAATGCTCTGCGGAGGAGGAACGAAACTGAGAGCCGAAGCCTGCGAAACTGAGACTTGCCAAATCACCTTGGGGTAACTACACCACTAGACATCTAGCGGTATAGGGAGAGCAAGGGAACGATGGGCGCATCTAAATGGGGAGCCACCAAGGTGGTCACAGAGCATTCGCTTTGTGAGCAAGGGTACTTGGTGGGCTTAGTAAGCAGGGAAGAACTTCGGAGAACCTGCCCAACGCCCACCTAGTATGTCTACGGCCAAAGCCGTACTGATGAGCAAATGCGAAACATACTTAAAACCCTAGAAAACATGAACAAAGGCAACCAAATCACTTACAAGTTCGGAACTTACAAGGTAATCATCAATACCTTCTTTCGTGATGGTCTAGAATTCCAAGAGGTACAAGCATTCAATGGGGATTCATTCCTTCACCGAATGGATTGGAGTCTAGGCATGACACAAGATGAAGCACTAGACTATGTAGGCTTCGTGAAAGGCCTAGGCTTCTTTCAGACATACTGATGAGGGTTCACTATCCGAAACATTCCTTAGGGGATGTCTATGTCAACGCCCAAGAGACTAGGGCAATCTATTAGTCTCACAATACTTATTACCATGAGCAAGGTAACTTACATGAAAGGCGAACTTATAAATGGTCGCATCAGCCCCCAAAATTGGCGCATCACCACCCCCGATGGCCAATGGCAAAACGACAACCTTCAAGATGTTGCAGTAATGGCAGGCCTCAAGTCTGCCGATGGAGTCGGCAAACTATCCGCCAACCAAGTCTACGAAAAAGTCAGCCGTCTAGGCGGAACTTTGACCGGACGTTTTGAGTGCGGAGCATTGTTTGAGGCTACCGGAGAAGGGTACTACATAATCACCCGCTCTAGTCGCGGTGAGGCCCCTAAAGTAGAGGAGGCTCCTGCGCCAACCCCCAAGTCTAACGGACTTGAGTCGGCAATCATTGATGCCATTGCGCCATTCATCAAGCCATCCTTGGATGAGGGGCGAGTGAAGGAAATCGTGCAGGGAATGATGGAGGGTCGTGAAATACGCACCTTGGAAATCAAGTACGGCAAGTCTACCAAGAAGGTAGATGGTCAGCATGAGAACTTTGACAAACTAGTCCGTGCCGTAGGCATCGGCAAGAATGTCATGCTAGTCGGTGAGGCAGGTTCGGGCAAGACCTACGGAGCAGTTCAGTGCGCCAAGGCTTTGAGTCTAGACTATTACATTCAGTCTTTCTCAAATCAGACTTCCAAGTTTGACCTAATCGGGATGACTACGGCAATGGGCGAGTATGTTTCTACCCCGACTCGTGATGCCTTTGAGAATGGTGGTGTCCTCATCCTTGATGAGATGGATGCAGCCAACCCCAACGTCATCCTTGCGCTGAACAACATGCTCAGCGGAGACGAGTACTTGTTCCCCAATGGGATGGTCAAAAAGCACGATGACTTCAAGGTCATTGCTTGTATGAACACCTTCGGGTACGGAGCATCCAAGGAGTACGGAGGCCGTAACCGCCAAGATGCCGCCTTGCTTAACCGATGGGTGAAAATCTCTTGGAACTACGACTTGGTCTTGGAGCGCCAAATCGCAGGTGACACGAAGGTCACGCAGATTGTGCAGGACATCCGCGCTAACGCTAAGCGTTTCGCCATGAACTTGGTAATCTCACCACGGCAGTCTATTGATGCCAACGACCTTGTAGAGGCAGGGTTCACGATTGATGAGGCCTTGAGCATGACCATCTTTGAAGGTCTTGCCAATGACCAAATCAAGTCACTCAAGGATGGTGTAACCATCTAAGCAGACATGCTGACGAGGCTTTAATAGCCGAAACATCCCTTCGGGGATGTCCATGTCAAACATTTAAATTGAATGAAATGTCTTACACTATTTCCAAGATGGGCAAGAACAAGACGTACTTGCTCCAAGCAGACTTTGAAGGATTCTTCCAAGCCACCAAAGACAACGCCAAGCGTGATTCCTCTAGCCATAGTGAGCGGAGCGGGTCTTTCCATGGTGATGGCGAATTTGCTGAGTCCTTTGATAACGCTCTTGCCCTAGAGACCAAAGGCTACAATGCTCAAGCAATTGCTGAGTCCTTTGATGACCTATCCGATGCATTCAATTCGGAGGACACAAACATCCAAATGGACTACAATGGTGACATCTTTGATACGGCATCCGTAATCATGGGAGAACTGAAGCATTGGTTCAACGAGGTGAACGAGGTACGTAGACCCTTGGTCAACCTAATGATTGTACCAAATGGTAACTGCATGGTTGATGCAGAGAATTGGTTGCACCAAGGTTCAGCAGTAGCCAAGGTTGCTGAGATGATTCAAGACAAATGCGATGTCCGAATCACGGCATGTTGGTTCAATCGTGCATCCTTGGAGGATGGTAGCAACACCATCCAAATGCTAACCTT